CGTAGGGATAGAGAACTGAGATGGCCCTGGAGACGGTATGCCTTTCTGATTCCTAATGAAATCAAGGACCGCATATATGACCAACTGATTAACGGATAACCCCTGCGCCTTGGCATAGTCAATTATTTCATTCTTCTGACTGCCAAGTACACGCAGGTGGATATCGCTGTACCTATTCGGGAAACGTGATTTTTCATATTTCCGAACCATTTATTAAGAAACAGTATCTCGTTCAACTAAAGCAATTAGATAGTCGGTCAAGGTAAGGTCTACCGCATTAGCCTGACCAATCAATTGCTGCTTGAATTCCCTAGACACACGAAGCGTAAGCGTCGAAAATGGCTTATCCGACAAGGTTACTGGGCGACCTGGGTTTCTTTTCATTATTGCTCCTGTTTGTGAATACTCAAAAGAGTGTTGCTGAGAGCAAAGCTAGTACAGAAACTATGACAAGTCGAGCACCAAATGGGAGATTAGAGTAGGAAACCTTCCAAATCAGAGCAATGCAGACGATGGTAAATAGAATATTCACTTAGGACCCCATTCTCCACAGAAGTCAATATCTCTAGTTTGGGGCCAAGCAACATCAATATACCCAGAAGAACCACCTACAAAAGGACGGGGAGCACGCCGATGGCAAGAACCCCAGGTGTTATCAAATGAGCGCCAGTACCTACAAGACTTGCATAGGCCATTGTCTATTTCGCCGGCGCTGATGATTACTTCCTGATATTCCATAGTCATGAGCGCCTCAAAAGGTTGAAGTACTTCCTGATTAAGCGTGCTGGGGACAAAACAACCCTGCCAGTGCGCCATGTTTTAGATGACATGACGACTGATAGCGCTTTCTCGGCTTTGGCTCGCTGATAATTGGCTTCATCTAGCTCTGCGCGAAGACCAAAAGACTCTCGGCGTAGGGCCATCATTTCTTCCATAGTTACTGAAAGAGGGTCGAAATGCTTGAAATGCTTGCGCCTGTCCGGCATTTCAGGAAATTTTGTATTTGTGTCTGTCAAGTTCTTCTACTACTTTCTCGTAGACGCGCAAAAAAGCCTCACGGTCTCCGTTCGTGTGCATGCTGAAAGCAGAGTCACCTAGGTGCTCCAAAGTTTTTTGCAGTGCTTCTGGTCTGGGTTTTTCTGTTTGGGTACCAAAATTGGCATCTTTTTGTATGGTCATAAAAATACCCCAAGCGGAATACCCATCTAAATGTGGGGTTGTTTCTGTTTGGGTATCTATTGTTGCGCGCCTGATGTCCCCTGGCCTTGGCATGAACTTGCTGTATACGGCTATGTTTAGGAACACCTTGCGAGTCTCTTCGTAGTCGAGGTCCTCTAGCAGCGCATACCATGCTGCGTAGATTGTCCTCTTGTCCATCTCGTACAGCACGTTGTTGTACGTTCCATAGACCTGGTCTACTAAATCCTTAAGTTCTTCTTTAGTCATAGTTTCGCGCCGGCTCTTTCATATAGATTTATCTGAATCAGAATGGTTCTTTGTTGCGCTCTTCCACCACCGTAGAATTACCATCGGGTAGGAAACCGAGAAATCTTTCTACGTGTTCAGCATCTCTCAAGATGAGCTCGATTTCGTTATACACCTTTTGAGATGCGTTGCGGCCCATGTGAAAGTCTGAGTGGGTACAACCAATAATTGCGTCTTTGCAGTTATCTACACCGAAAAAGTGAATAGCGTTACCTATAGCTATGTATCTCTTTTTGTCTAGCGCGCAGACTCTCTTCTTAAAGGTCTGAACCCAAAAATCGAATACTTCAATTATTTGTTCTTCCGGAACTTTTTTTGAGTTCTCTATTTTCTCGTTGCTTGAAATACTTTTTCCTCTTCCCATAAATACTGATACTACATTCATCTGAATGAAAAAGCAACAGAAGTATTATTGGATAGGTAACGAGAATAAATAAGACAGAAGATAGTCTTTCTGAATACCCCCCTTGGGAGGGGGTCTGGGGGAACCTTTTGCGATAGAACTCGGAAAAGGAGCAGCCCAAACTAGACCTAAGGATTTCTCGGTCGTAGGAACTAAGTGTTTGTTGGGCCCACTAAGTTGTGACGTCACCATAGCAGCCTCTTCCACCACCGTCAACCTACAAGAGAAGTTTTTTTATTTTTTTTCTCGCAGCTGATGGAGGTATCTATATAAATCTATCCGGAGTTGCGTCGTCGTGGCGCGGGGCTATGGTACTTTTATATTGCCTATAAGGGTACCCCTTTCCCCTTACAGGTAAAATCCCGGGTTAGAGCTTGGGCGCGTTTTGTAGGTGGCGCGCTTTGAGCTCCCCGGGATTTTTATTTACCCGGGTCCATCCCGCGGGTCGATAAATAATAATTAAAAAATGATTTTTTTCGTCGTTCTTCTTGCCGGAGAATGATTAATCAAAATCAACTGGAAATATATGTTTGTGGCCGGCGCCTGATGTCTTTGTATTTTGCTGCTCTTTGAGCTGCTCGAATACTTTTCTGGTCAAGTCGTCGCTCAGGATGTCTTCAGTCTCTTCTTTCCATGAGTCGAGAGCTCGGTGCGTAATAAAAACATTTATTCCTTTAATTATTCCGCTGCCTATAACAACAATTGTTGCTCCCGCGATGGCATTCCAATATTCCACATCAAATGAACGCATGCGTCCGGTGTACTGGTTTGTTGAAAAAAGCGCGAAAACGTCAGTGGCCCACCAAATGAGTGTTCCGATTCCAAAGATTGTTGCGATAACACCTGCAATTAGGATTAGGTACTTTTTCATTATTCCTCCTGGCCGCGGCCTGTTAATTAAATAAAATAGTTAATTAAATTAAACGCCGGCGGGTCTTCCGCCACCGTGAATGTGTCTGTACGTTATATCAGCTGCGGGTCTGCTTCATGCATCGCAACAGCTTTTGTCAGGAGGTTGTTCATCAACCGCTCCCACATCTCGTCCGCGAGCTCTTCGAGGCCGGCGTCTTCGAGTGTTTTGCACAATAAATTTTGTTTTTCAATATAATCTACCGAAACAGCTGCCAGGATAGATATCTTGTCGGCAGATGGCAGCAGCATCATTGTCTCGCCTTTGCCCAGCACGCTATTGGGCACCCAAATTATGGTTACCGCGTATTCGCCGTCGGTTCCTACCATTAGAATGTTTTCTGTATTATCAGTGACAGACTTCAGCTCCTCGGACAGGCTCCTGGCTAAGGCTGGATTTTTGTCGTAGACCTTTTCCATGGCGCTAATCATGTTCTCGGCGATGTCGCCTTTGTTGTCGTCATTAAATAGCACGGGTTCTCTCTTTCCGCCATTCTCTCTGGGGGCAGCAACTTTTGTTATTTTAGCACGAGTCGGAAATTTAACAACCTCGAGTGGGAATTTGTCCTCCCGCATAAAATTAATATTTCTTAGTTTCTGGTAATTATGACAAAATGAATTATTATCTCGACTATGGACAATAGCTCTAGGTTTGATATGTACAAGGATGCGATTATAGAATTTTCTAAAAGAGAAGGTCATTGCCTTATTCCTGCAGTTCATGTTGAGGTAATTAATGGAAAAGAAATATTTCTGGGAGCCTGGGTCGGGTACGCCAGGCAAAGAAAAAAGAAAAATCAAATTTCTAGCAGCAGAGCTCTGGAGCTTGAAAGTATTCCAGGTTGGACATGGGGTCCCTTGAAGCCGGGCCCAACAACTGATAAAAATAGAAATAGTAATATTTTAAAGATGCGCGCGGCCGGACATTCTCTTCGTCAAATAGCTGATGAGTTCGAATTAAGTCGCCAGAGAATACACCAGATTGTAAAGGAAAAAAATGTCTAAGAAAATTCCCAAGAACTCGATAAGTAATAATAGTTATGACCCTTTCTCGTCGGAGCTCGATATTTTAGAAAAGAAATTTAAGGAAGAAAAGCGCGCAGCTGGAGCTGAAAAAGCTGGAGCGTTTGTGGCCGGCGTAATAATTACTATTTTAATTTCTGCCATCACAGCAGCTTTCCTCATGTTGATAATCGATGTCTTCCACCACCGCTCGATTACAAGCGGTTCTCTCGGTTACTGGGACGCGCTAAAAATAATTATTTTTGCACGCGCGGCCTGGATGGTCGAGCGCGCCTTTAATCGCTCTGCGCGCTAGGGCTCGCCAGGCGCAGTGTCGGCCTGGGTTTGTGTGAAGTGGGGTGCCCTCGCATTGAGTCGATGCGAGACTCATGCTTCTCCCTGTCCTCCACTGGGACAAGCTTGAATGTCTTGGCCTTACCTTTTCGAGACATTTGATTCCTTTTCAGTAGACGTAATAGAAAAATTCGCCGGCGTCCTAACTCCATAGTGACGCCGGCGAATCCACCGGTAGAGCGCTAGCGGATACGAGGCCACTAGCGAGTCTACTGGTGTTCCTCGCTCATCCACGAAAGGGGGGAATTTGAGATGAGCGAGGCGAACACCGTAACTCTACACCAAAGGTGTCCCCATTAACTCCTTGTATGCATCACGTATTAGTGGTGGGTATTGTGACTTACCCTTGTTGCCATTCTTCATTTTCTTGAGTTCAGCGACAGCCTCTTCAACATAGGGAAGAATGATGATGTTGTGTTTCCTGCAAAAGTTCAAGCACTGCATCGCAAGGACGCTGTTGTAAGAACCATTTTCAGGACAGACGCCACCATCTGTCACCCAAACAATCGGGGAAGATGAGCGTTGACGATTCTTCACTGCCCATTCAAGAGCAGGAAAGTCAACACCGTTACCTTGACCAAAGTCAGGAAGTTCACTAACCATCTTGCCCTTGTCTGCGACAATCCACATATTTGTCTTTGAGTCACCCTTGTCGGTGTAGACAGCCACAGTTGCTCCTGGTGCGTTCTCAACAATACGACGTATTTGGTCGTGAGTGAAAGACATGGAGCCTGAACCGTCAATGACGACGACGCCACCAGTTCCTCTTGTGACCTTGTCAAAGATTCTCTTCTCAGGGTCGGTGAGGAGTCGGTGAATACGACGTGGCGAGCGACCCATATTTGACGCAGTACGCTTTTTGCCAATGTTGCCCTTGGTGTGCTTTGGCATCTCGCAACGCTTGATTCGCAGTTCTCCCCATGAACCTATGGTTCCGTAGTGACCACTGCTAGGAGTAATGCCCTTGTATGGGTTTCCAGTTGCGCTACCAGCGCCACTTGTTCCAACATTTGAGTGACCACCTGCTTTGCGAGGGCGCCCACGCCCCCTCTTTTCCTGAGGTTGCTCTTCTGATGATTCACCAGTACTGGAAGATGAAGCGCTTTCTGCTTTTTCTGCTTCCTCTTCTTGTTCGGGAGTAATTGAGGCAAGCCTGTCAACCCATTCTGCGATTCGCTCAGTATTGGAGAATCCCCTAGGGTGCAAGCCTGTTCGTGAATCAACATCGGTAGCACCGAGGTTGCCATACTTGTCAACTTTTTTTAATTCTTTGACTGCTCGCTTACTAATGTCAGCAAGTATTTCTGCCCACTTCTTATTGTGGCGACGCACTCCAGTAAGAAAAGCTTTGTTAGAAGCAGTTCCAGCAGTTGCGATAGCCATGTGGACAGCGCTCTTCCAGTCGTTAGTAGCGGCGATTCTTTCCCCGTCTGCCATTTCTCCACCGTCAACCAAATTGGCCTTGACGTTGAAGCCAGCCTTTTGACACAGATAGTTAACACGCAATTCTTCTGCTACAACCAGTGATTCCTGAGTAGCGATTTTGCGATTTATCCAGTCAATCATCGACTCAGCAGGAGATACTTTTGCATGCATCATTTCGTGCGCCCTGATTACTCTTGCGAGTTCAGTGTCGTGATTTGGTGCTTTCATTTCTCGGTCTACGATGTTGGTGGAAGGCTCCCCACGACGAGGGTTGCAGTTGTCTACAACCCATCGCCCATGAGGAACATCTTTCCGACCAAGCATTTCAGGCTCAGTTGAAAATGTTTTCACGTTAAGCCACCTTGTCTACAGCAATTGCGTCAAGGATAGATTCTGAACGATTTCCAAAAGTAAGGACAGATGCTTTCTCGTCTCCGTACGCTGTACGCAGTTTGTCAAAAGCCATGAATGCTCGCAATGAGATACGACGTTCGCCAGCGTCAGCCATACGTACTGCATACTTGCGCAAGTCAGGAGACAGCGCCAGCAGAGCGTTGGGGTGAGGAGTGTTGATGCGGATGCGAATTGGGAATCGGTCTGCCAATGCTGTTGGCAGTTCTTCCATGTTCTCAATGTTGGTAGTCATGACTGCGGAGAATCCATCTTTTGGACGATGAATACGACCGTTCTCAGGATTTTCCCATGTTGCTGATTCGGGAGAGTCAAGCATTGAGAGGAGCGTTGCGAAAACGTCTCCACTGGCTTTGTCTACTTCGTCAACGATGAGGCGACCACCAGTAATGCCATTGCCCTCCCAAGCCTTTACAGCAGAACCGTAGTTCCATGTAAATGTTCCACGCTCATTAGGCATGAATGCTCCAGTAACGTCGGCATTGGTCATGTCCTCAGTACATACGAGACGATGTGCGCCTCCTGAGACGTTGCCCATATTTAATCCTGCGAACGTCTTGCCAATACCTGATGGTCCAAACAAGATGATTCGGTCGATGCCTGCATTCAAGCAATCTTCAAAAGCTTGCCAGCAATCAGGTAATTTAATAGCGGTAGTAGTTTCCATTTGTTGTTGCCCCTTTCAAGAGCGATTAGTAATTATTACATTGTCACTATATCAACCTGCACAAATAAACCTACACTATTTCTTGTCGGCCTCTCGGTCTGCTTTGGCGTCTCGAATTTCCCACAGACCCTTCTTGAGTTTCTTGAAGTTAGGTGAGTCCTGAAGGAACTTGAGAACAGTTGGGTAGGAGAATCCAGCAACTTCAACTAGCGCTTCTGTTGTGTATTGCTCAAATATTTTGTCTTTAGTCCAGTCAATAAATGAATCATATTTATCTGCGCGCTTCTCAGTTTTTATTTCAGCAATATCTTCTTCTGTGATGCTCATGTCACACCAATTATTTATCACTTCCGCCACCGAAGATTCGTTCACCCCATAGGTGCGCATCATGCGAGTGGGGTTTCCTTTTTGTCCCTCTCTTTTCCAAACTAACAAAATATGCATTGCTCGTTCATATTCGTTCAAGGAAAACTTTTCTTCTGTTGGAATTGAAAACGTACTGCCATAAAGCTTTGACGCATTTTCCCATTTATCTTTTATCTCAATTTGTAGAGTCTCATTTGTGAGTGTTGCGATAGGCATAATTTATTCCTTAATCCATTGGTTGAATATTGTATTTTGTGCACCATGTGTCATAGCAATCGTCGCAGAGTGAAACGTCATCTTCATAAATGCGCATCTTCCCATCAGGGCTAGTCCCTATTGGTGCAAGGTTCCAATCTTTGTCTAATTTAACTTGACACGTAAAACATTCATTCATGGATTTCCCTTTCGTTAGTAAAGTACCATCCTACCAGTCAACACAAATAACCCTACCCTCTTCCACCACCGTCGTGAAAGATGGGACTCCCCTTCTTGTGTCGGCCTGCCTGGTGGCCAGGACGTGCGAGCGGAGCAGGGCAGCTGCGAGCCCCGGGTCGCGCATGTGTTCAGGGCGGGCGGGGCTCAGAAATCCAATTCTTAAGTTGGGTACCTCGTGACCAATAATTTCTTCTCGTGCACTAGACGCTTGCGCATCATGGCAATTGCGGTAAATAGTTCATGGATGTCAATTCCCCACTCCACTATCTGGTCAGCAAAATAGCCAGCGTCAATCTCGTCGTAGATGTTCACAATCGCATCTGCTCCAGTGACGCCCAACGTGTAGTAGTTGTCGTACAGAATCTCAGAGATGTCAAGTAACTCACTGTTGGTTGTCATCGAGCAACCCCAACGTTGAGCATCTGAATTGCGATGTCTGAAGCCTTGCCCACTTCTTCGAATGTGTAGATGTTGTAGATAGAGAAGCACCCTGCACAGACGTACAGCGAACCCTCCCATGGTCCATCTACGTCAGGCTCTACTGGTCGTCCATCTTCTAGACAAGTGTAGAACCCGTCTACGATGGGGATATTTCCGCACTGACAAGCAAGCCAGTCTGCTGTGGTTTCTTTTAGATTAAGAGGCATTACGCCTCCGCTTTTGCTAATAATTTTATGAAAGTATTAGAAGCGTCATTGCCAATAGTTAGAGACAAGCCCTGACAACCTAGAGCATCTAGCAAGTCCATTGGGTCCATTTCTTCTAATTCAACAAAGTCTTCCATTAAGTGATTTAGTAAATTTGTAGCAAACTCAAGTTGCTTTTCTTTTTGGAACAAGCGTATTTGCCTGCGCTCATCAAGTGTTAGTTCTTCCATATTAGCCCTCGCTTTCCGTGATGTCCCAGGGAACATCCCAGTTGTGACTTCCGTCTAGGTCTTTTGACTTCAGTTCGTCGTCTGTGAGTTTGTAGTAAGCCTCTAATGCCGACTCTTTGTCCTCTGCCTCAACCTCGTATGAGTGTGAGATGTCTTCCGACACTGAAACAATAAATTTTTTCATTTTTCCCTTTCGGTAGTAGTTGGTGGGGTCATCTTACATTTCTACACAAATAACCCTACAGTGCGTTTATTCGCTTTTGATTTATTCTCGTTCCCGAGTATCTAGTTTCACAACAACCTCGTCGTGCATCCCAGCAACCTCGTCGTGCTTCTCCAGCCATTTCTCTTGCTTGGCAGAGATGTCTAACGCGCCACTGTCCCAATACCCGTTGTTATTCAGGAAGTCGTACTTGTCGTCGTTGGAAAGTTCATTCCAGTTCGCAGGAAGAGTGCTGTCGTCATCAACCCAGAAGTGGTCGTACTTCCAGTGCGTCAAAGAGAACTCACACTTCGCTTCGATTTCCTCAGGGAACCTGAGTTCTGTAATGGTCTCAACCCAATATGCGCTCATTAGCAAACCACCTTATCTACTTCGCAGTCAATCTTAAACTGCTCTGCTTCTCGCCATTCGTCGTAAGCGTCGCTCCACGCTTCATACTCAGGAGAGTCGTAGTCTGGAGCCTCTACGTCGTAATCACAAGGAGCAAAGTAATGCTCGTAAACGAGTTCTCCGTTCTTCATGACTTGACAGCCCTGAAAGAAGCCAGCCTCTTCGTCGTGGAAGAAATCAAAGCGCAGGGTCGGGAACATTGCAGAGATTTTGAGAAATGCGTCATCAGCAGTTCCCCAAGGAGTGTCAAACTGATAGTCCACTTTGTAGGAGCCATCAGGAAGTTCGTTGTCGCTTTCGTCAAGAATGTGAGTGTGGCAGTCGCCCCACTTGACTCCCCAGTTTTCGTGCTCCCAGTCGTACCAGTTGCTCACTCCGTATTTGGCAATCATTTTCTCAGCCAGTTCAGCCTGCTCTTCCTGAACAGGTGCTTTAACTTCGTGGAGTTCTTGTGGGCAAGGAAGATATCCCTTGAGAATAGAAAGATGTGTGACCATCTTTGTTCCAGTTTCCGTGACTGGACTAGTTGTCCAGTCGTACGTCTTTTCTTCTATTTCCTCGTGGTGAACGCCAGCGACAAAGCGCTCGCACTCTTCTTTAGAACCAGTAATAGTCATTCTCGTATTGCACCAGTTAGGCATAATGCCCCTTTCGTTGTAGTAGTAATTCTCTTCCGCCACCGTGTTGTGGATATCCCCATTATATCAACTAGCACAAATAATACTACACCTGCCCCAGCCCCCAGTTGCGTCAGGGCGGGGCGGGGCTCAGCTGTTTAAATAGAGGGCAGGGAGCCCTACTACAAACCCCTGCCCTCTAAATCTTTAGCCTGCAACCAATTCCACTACTTCAAGCCACCCTGGTCCGTTGCCCTCGGCGTCCGCCAAGATTATGGCACCAGTACCATCGGTGAATTTGAGTAGTGCTGTCTCTTCAGGAACGCAATGCCAGTAGGCGTCCTCTATGTCTGCTTTGTTGAGGTGCACCACGTCCGCAATCGTCTTGCCTTTGAGTTCCGAGAAGTACTTGACAGACATCATTTCACTGCCTCATTCACGTAAATCTCAACCCACTCACCCTCTAGAGGTAAAAGCTTGCCATCGTCCTCATAGACGGTCGCTGTTGATTTATGACCCCACCCATCTTCATCATTCCAATACTCACTATCAAAATAACTAGAGTGATTAGGGAAAGCCATTTTTGGCGTTCCAATTCTATGAATTGTATATTTAACCGACATTAGTATTCCTCTCCATTTTCGTCTTGGAAGATTAAATCTTTAAGATTATCTTTATGACCCCATCCACAACCAAAATCATCTTCGGCATATAAATAAATCCTCTCAATAACTTGCTCTAGGGTTACTTCTTCACCATCTGCAACAATCTGCTGTCTAATGCCTTCCACGTCATATGAAATAACCTTAGTTACATTAATTCTCTCAGGGAAAACTTCTAACTCACCCTTAGACATCATGCCGATACCTCTTCTTCTAGTGATGGCGTGTCTTGCACTTCCACCCAATTTGGCTCTAGGTCATCCCACCTAAAGAAGTGATGTACGTCGTCATAGAGACGCACTACAAGTAGACCACCCTCACTAATGACGTAGAGATAGTCACACCACGAGTCTTTGTAGTTGTCAGGCGTGTACCACTCATCAGGCGAGCCTTGCTCTGCATTGCCAGCAATCCCGTAGCCCTCTACGACAACCCAGCGAGACTCTTCAGGCTCTTCATTTGGTTGCCACGACTTCACGCTAGACCAGTAGAAGTTGTCATCTACAAAGGTTTTTACAGCCTTCTCAAAGCCATCACGTTGTACGATTTCCCAAATGTTCCTACCTTGATGCGTAGGGTAACCATCCCAATGGGCATAGCGCCCTTTCCAAGAGTCGCCGTGTTGTTTTGCGATAATGCTTCTAGTGCTCATTAGTTTCCCCCTCTTTGGTGGTAATCAACGAGAGCCTCTTCAAGAGTGAAAGAGTAATCGCCCTGCTCTGAGTGCCAGCCGTCGGGTAATGCGACAACTGTCCAAACTGCATAGGGATGATACTCCCCATCTTTGTGACAGACTGCGACCCATGAGGCGTAGGAGTTTCCCTCTACACGCTCTGTTCTGCGAGTGCACTCTAGGACTGTTCGCCCATTTGGTAGGACTGTCCCTGCTTGTAGGACTGCATATTCTTGACTCTGAATAGTGCTCATTTATTACCTTTCGTAGTAGTGTTTAGACATTATATCAACCCGTACAAATAAACCTACTAGAGGATATTTGTAATCGTGTAGATGATTGTGCCATCAGGGCGTTTGGCAGACAAAATCCACGTGAGTAAATCCTCCTGCCAACACTCATAGGCTTTCATTGGAAGAAAGCAACTCTCTTCTCTGTCCATGTTGAGATTGGTCATCGCCAACGAATAGTTGCCAGCAGGGTTGTTGTTGAGCGTGTAGTTAATTGCACCGTTCTGTGAGACCGTTGCGAGGAGTTGGTAGCGACTAGTCCACCCATGAAAGCGAATTTCTATTGCTTCATTCTGGTAGAACTTGGGAACGTACCCAATGTGTTCGGATAGATTTATAGTAGACATCTATTTCCTTTCGTAGTAGTTATGGACTCATTATATCAACCAGTACAAATAAACCTACACTCTCTCCTGCTTTGGGCAGCCCCGTATTACGTAGAAAGATTTGAGTACCGGGGCTCGCATAACAAAAACGGTGAGGTGTCCTTTTCAGGAAGCACCCCACCGCCTAGGTTTTCTAGTTCATCACCTCGGAGAAGTGGGTCTCAATGATTGAGTCTGTCCACTCACTCCAATGCTTATCTTTGCTTCCAAATAGTCCAGCGTCAATGGTACGTGCCACGTCGGAACTAATCTCAAAGACCGTTGGAATGTTCCGTAGGACCGTCTGAACGTCCTTAACGGTAAGTGCGTTGTCTTTCTGATACAACACAACACACGCCCCAAAATTGTCTCGCCCTGCAAGTGTTTCTGCTCGGAGAGACATATATTCATTGCGAACAACCTGAACACGTAGGTCAGGGA